TTTCAAGCGAGCAATCGGCACGCGAAGCAGCGGATTCGACCCTCACCAGCAACCTGAATGCGGAAATCTCCCGCGCTGAAGGTGCCGAAAGCGATCTCGCCGACGACATCGCCGCCGAGACCTCCGCCCGCCAGTCCGCGATCAGCTCCGCCGTTTCCACTTTGGAAGCAGCCGACACCGCTTTGGACGGCAAGATCACCGTCGAGAAAAATCGGGTGGATGCCATCCTTTCGGCCTCACAGGCTGATAAGGATAGTTTTGCCGAGATTGTCGCGCTCGTGAACAGCGTGGATTTGGAAAACGACAATTCCCTGGCAGCCGCCATCCTCTCTATCAACGACTCGATCGACGACGAGACCGCTGCCCGCACCTCCGGCGACTCCAGCCTGCAGGGTAACATCGACACCGTCTCGAGCGACCTCAGCGCGTTGACCACACGAGTCACCGCAGCGGAAGCCGATATCGTTTCCGAGGAATCCGCTCGCATCGCCGCAGTCTCCGCCGAGGCCGCTGCCCGCGCTTCGGATGTGTCCGGCCTCGAGTCCGACATCGCCTTGGTCCAGACGAATCTGGACGCAGAGAGCTCGACTCGTTCGACAGCCGACACCTCGTTGTCCAACCGCATCACCACCCTCGAAAACGCCAGTGCGGACAGCCGCCTGACCGCAGTCGAAGCCGATGTGGCCGACCACGAGACCCGCATCACTGCCCTCGAGTCCACGATCGACGGCGGAACCTACTAACCAGCCACCAACCCCGGCGGGGCGCTCCATAGCGCTCCGCCAAGCGGGGGGTCTAACTCCGCAAAATCAAAATCCGGCCCATGCCAAACCCAATCATCAAGCCCAAATCCTCGACCGTAGCGTCGAAAGTCCCAGCCGCCTCCGACCTGGCCTTGGGAGAAATTTGCGTGAACCACGCAGACCGGCGGCTCTATTCGCGCAACCCCAGCACGGGACAGGTGTATAAATTAGCAGGCACCAAAGACGCACCCGACCGCGTCTGGGCCTTCGACATCTCCGCCGACGGCACCACCACCTTCCTCGGCTTCCTCCTTTATTCGGACTTCCCCAACACCGGCTCGGTGTATGACTCCGAGTCCTGGGAAATCTCCCGCACCATTTTCAACGCCTCCGGAACCACATCCCAAGAAGCATCGGCCACCGGCGCGTGGTCTTCCAGAACCTCACTTTCCTACAGCTAAAACCTCAAAAAACCCACCACCATGACAGCATCCACTCCACTTCAAATCGACGGCAAAACCTACGACCGCTACTCGCTCAACCTCGCCATCACCGGCAAGTATAACGGCGATGGTTCTTCTGACGCAAATGTCGCAATGCGTCTCGTCCCGACACGCATCCAGGACGGCGAGGTAATCACCGCAGACGAAGCCGCCATCGGCATCGCTCTCGGCTCACTCGCAGGCAGCGACGAAGCCACCCAGCAAGCGGTGGGCGCGATCCAAGCCGCCCTCCAATCCTACATCCTCGCGAAAGGACTCTAAGCCATGGCACTCATCGTATCTGCCGCAAGCGGCAATTTTAACGCAGGGGGGACATGGGTTGGCGGCGTCGTGCCGACGATTGGAGACGAAGCGCAAGCGGCAAACGGCCACACCATCACCATTACAGCCAACGCAAACTGCGATCTAGTCAGCAACACAGGCACAGGGATTTTCACTCTCAACGACGGAGTAACATTGACCGCAAATGTCACCAACAAATCCACCACGACCTTGCGCAACTGCCTGCAATTTACAGCAGTCTCGCCAGCGGTTGGTTCCATTGTAGGAAATTGCACGGGCGGTCCGGTGGCTTCCGCCATCGCGGCAAATAACACATCTTCGGGAACGCTCACCATAACCGGCAATGTAACCAGTGGTAGCGGGAGCAGTTCAAACGGCGCAACTAATTCCAGCACCGGCACGATCACCATTACCGGCAATGTTACCGCTGGAAGTGGCGCAAACGGAGTCCAGAATGGAAGCACCGGCACGATCACTATCACCGGCAATGTTACCGCGAGCAGCACAGCCTCTGTGCACGGCGCAAACAACAACTTAACCGGCACGCTAAACATCATCGGAAATGCGACCGGCGCGGGTGGGCCGGCGGGGCATGGCGCAAATAATTCCAGCACCGGAACGCTGAATATCACGGGCAATGCTACTGGCGGGAGTGTGTCAGGTTCGAGTGGCGCAAATAATGCTGCTGCGGGCGTTATTACTATTATCGGCAAAGCCACTGGCGGCGTCTCTGGTCCGGGCGGTTTAAACGCGTCGACCGGATCCATCACCGCGACTCGCGCTGTGGGCAATGGCTTTGGGCCAGGGTCGATTGGACTCACCGCAGCCGTTGGAGTTGCAAACTCCGCGCTTGGAGTGGTGAGCGTCGAAGAGCTTGAATATGGCACATTGGGAATGTCGCCCACCAGCGGCGGAGGCATCCGACTTAAAAAAGCCAACACCAATGTCGCCGTCTTCAACTACTGCGACACCGCAGGCGCAAAGACATTGATCGACGCCACGCAAAACGCAGCCATTCCAGCCGAAGAAAATGTGCGCAGCGGCGTGAGTTACGCATCGGGTGCGCTCACCGGCACATGTGCAGTCCCGGAAGCAAATTCGGTGGCATGGGGTGTCCCTATCAGAAACACCACCGGCACCGCCTTACTCACAGGCGCAGCCGTAGCAGCATCCGTGTGGGGAGCGGCAACACGATCCATAACGGGTGGCACGGTTGATACCCTCACCAACCCGCCGACCGTGCCAACGGTCGTCCAAATTCGCCAAGAGATGGACAGCAACAGCACCAAGCTCGCTAATTTGGACACAACGGTGTCTTCGAGGCTCGCGCCATCCGGCACCTTGGCGACCGTCACAACATTGACCAACGCGCCATCCGTGCCAAGCGCTGCCGCCATCGCCGACGAGGTGCGCGTGGAACTCGCCACCGAACTCGCCCGCATTGACGCCCCTGTGAGTGGCGCAACAGCCCCAAGCGCCGCCACCGTGGCCACGGCAGTTCGCTCCGAGCTCGCCACCGAGTTGGCCCGAGTCGACCAAGCCGTGAGCACCCGCCTCGCCGGTTCGGCCTACACGGCCCCAGCAAACAGCGATGTCGCCGCGATCAAAGCGAAGACCGATGCGCTCAACACCGAGCGCCTCGCCAATGTGGCGACCACTGCCATCGTCGGAAATCTCCTTGCCCAAGCTAACTCATGACGCCCGACTCCGCCCTCGGCATCATAAACCACGCAGCGCGTCAGGATGCCACTTGGCACCTGATCGCGCTCGTGGCGATCGGCCTCGTTTTCGCCAGCATCCTGTTTCGATGGTTCACCCGCCGCCTCGAGCGAGTCGAAACAAAGATGGACCAGCAAAACGAGGAATTCGTCACGCACCTCAAAACCGCGAACCGCGAAATGCTCGAGGTGATCAGCAGCAACCAGCAGACCACGAACCGCGCCATCACGATCATGGACCGACTCGAGTCCAAACTCGACCGGCACAATCCCTGACCCTTTGACACCCCGCCGCGAAGCATGAAAGCAATCTTCTATATTTTGGACAGAGCCGCCGAGTCGTCTTCCTGGCGTGGTGCAATTTTGGTGGCCACGGCGCTGGGCCTTCGTCTGGAACCAGAGCTCCAGAACCAAATCGTGGCGGCAGGTCTCGGCCTAGTGGGATTGATCAATCTCCTGCGAAAAGAGAAATGACCCCCAAACAGGTCGCCGCCGTGCTCATGATCCTCGGCTGGCTCTTCCTCGCCATGGCTTTCTTGACCAGCTGCGTGGCCGTCCCGATGCCTCCTTTCGGCGACCGCATCGGCGAGGCTGGCACGCTCCACATCCGCGCCACCGTGCGCTTTGAGCCACGCCTCAGCGAAGGCGAAGCCGCCAACCGAGACCTCTGGAACGCTCTTGGTGAGTTCCAAAAAACCCTGCCCGCCTTGAAGGACAAATGATCTCCCTCCTCGCCCGATTTTTCATGTTGCCCAAGCCGGCACAATCCCCCGCGCCCGCGCCTGAGCCCGCGCCGAAGCCCGCGAAGCCAACATCAAAGCCACCCAAAACCTCCGGCACCATCAAGCCCGAGCCGAAGTTTTACCAGCAGACAAACAAGCGCACGCCCAACATCAGCGCGGGCCGCGTGATCAAGCCCACCCATGTGATCTTGCACCACACCAGCGGAGCCTATGCGGGCAGCGTCTCGTGGTGCTGTGATCCGGTCAGCAAAGTCTCCTACCACTGCATCATCGCCCGCAACGGAAAGCGCGCCGTCCTCGCCCTGCCGAGCCAGAGAACATGGCACGCCGGGGT